ACTTCAACTGTACGCTGGAACCCCAGGGAACAACCGGGGCGGCATTTAAGGCTGCTCCGCACCTAAATATGACTTCCTCCATTTCCCTACCATATCGTCATACGTACAATCCAGCATTGTACACATATGGTAAATTCCTGCCTTTCGCGCAACTTGAATCATCTCTTTGCGCCGCTTTTCGTAAACATCTTCACCGTGGCTAAACCACTCACGTAAAGATCCATCTATGTTCATTGCACTACATTCATTTTCCGTTAACGGGTGACCCTGCGGATATAAATGCATATGTAAAGATTTAAAGATGGACTTGTCAACTAAAGCGCCCAGATGCACGCCCAATTTGGGATGATGCACTGATTTGCGTTTTAAAAATTCAAATTCTTCAAATGGCAAGAAATCAGTCAATTTACTACCTTTATCTGGCATAGTATAAATTTGACCGTACTGCCCCAAAAATTCAGACAAATTCTTGATCGTAAAATTGTGTTCTTCAGGATGAACAGAGCCAATATTATCGTCCCCATATGTGATAACATTGATTCTCTCCCTAAATGGTGGTGGATTCTCATGTACATTGTAATAAAAACAACGCATTCCCAAACTACCAACAATGCCGTTCAATACAACTGTAAGAGAATTCCCACTAATGTGAGATCCTCTTGTAAGTCCAATTAAAACACCATCGTAAGCAATAACGGAATAAACAATATCACCGACCATTGCACGCATAACGTTCAGGTCTTCTTCTGAATAATTGCACTCCGCTGCTAGATCAATCAAGATACGCAACGATGCAATTAATAATTGTGATGGAATTTTCTGGTCGTAACTACCATAATCTCCACCAACAATTCTCTCTTTACCATATTTAAGAACATGTGTATGCATTTCCTCCCACTCTGGACCATGACAGTTTATTCCAACTGCACATTCAGAAACAAGAGGATTCATTTGCAATACTCTCAAAATTGGTAAATAATATTTTCTGATTAAATAAGTCAATGAAATAGCATTTCCGTAAAAGATGCGACATTTCTCTTTTGCCAATATTTCATCTTTCTTGCAAGCTTTTGCAATTGGATAGGCGCGAATACCTTGTTTATAACATTTCTCGCACCTATCAATCTCTTGCATAATTTCATCAGAAAATTCCCTTTTGACGAATCCGTCACCGCCAATTTCATCCAAACTCAGGAAATTCCGCTTCTTACCAGACAAAGGGAATCCAATAGATGTATCCATCTTAATGGCATCTATGAATCTCTTACCTGGAATACCACAAATATTCTCCTGATTGGTTAAAGGTTTTGCATCTCGCCACAATGAACTCCGTACTATTTCTAGTAACGGTTTCTTGTAATCAACAACAGCTTTAACCAATAAAGCTTGGGGAAATGGCAATGCTGGATTTGCCATATTAGCCAAGCAGGTTTGCCACCCAAACCATGCTGGCTTCTCCACAGGACCTCTATAAATGTTTGGTACTCCACAAACTTCCTCTACAATTTCAGAAATGGGCAATTTCTGCGCATCACTTTTAAATGTAGAAGCTTGTCCGCAAGTTCCATATAATTCAATCTGAGAATCCTGTGGCATATAATGAACAGCACTTGAGCGTGGCACACTACCCTGCTCATCAAATGTTGATACTCCAAGAATTTCATCTGGAAAAATTTCAGCACTAGCAGTGATTATGTTGCCTTCACACTTGTTCAAATGTGAAAGCCCCTCCAAAATATACTTGTGCAAAATTAATCCATAAGCTCCTCTTGTTGTACCAGTAACTCCTCCAAGATGCATACCAACAATACAATTTCCTCTAGTTTGTGAAACTAAAATTGCACCACAATGACCAAACTTAGTTGGTATTGTGATATTATAAGTTCCACCCTCATAGTAGAAATCGGTTGTTTTAATTCGCTGTGGAGAAGTAACTCCATAAGACTGTTCAACATTTCCATCCTCATTGCGCCAAACCCACTGAAATGGCACAGAACGCACACGATCCAAAGGAAAATAACCCGTAAGATCTTTGTACGATCCACCACTTGATACATAGCACATCACAACATCAGTATTTGGTATATGATATGATTGTGCAAAATCAATCTCTGCATAAAATTTTCCGCCATTCTGCTTAGGTAGCTTCTTGCGGAATTCACACTTGAGACTCATTCCAACACGATCAAAATAGTGTTTGGGAATTAACACAACATTAGATTTTACAAATAATGAATTAGCAAAATACTGCTTTCCATCATCACCTGTTATCTTAACATATGTCAAGTTCTTACACACTAATCTAACCAAATCATCTGATGTTGATGTTTGTGCCTGCTTGCAAATGGGCAATTGGCGCTTTACCAACTCACACCAAGGATTAACCTCAGCGTCTCTCTGATTTACTTCTTCAATTGTTTTTGGGGCCAATGATCCTTGTAACATAATTGGCTTCAATTCTTTCTTAAATGCCTTGAGTAGACGTACGATAGCATAGACTGCTCCATAAGATACACTCACTGCAATTGCACCTTTCACCAGTTTGTCTCGATATTCATCAAGCATCGGTGAAATCTCATTTCGCCTATATGTTTGTTCAACAAATGCTTCCCGTACAGACATACGGAATGCAGATACGCGCAAATACAAGGCTAACGCACATAGAATAGAAAAATAAAACCAGATACTTTCGTCATTAGCATAACTCATATATAAAAATAAACATGTGAAAACACCTATCAAAAATGTTACAAATAAATATCTGTAAGCAATACGCTTAACGGACTTTGAATCTATAAGCATTAAAAATTGTCTAACCCTAGGATTGTTCAACCAATCCCTAGGAACAAGACAATAAATTGAATGCTTCTTCATCAACTTTCTGCCATATGAACGCAATAAACTTCCAGATAATGAATCAAAATCGGTGTACAACAATTTCATGTCTGAAACAAGAGAAGAACCCAAATAACCAATAGCACTAGGTATATGTGTCAATTGTCCAAAATGGGCATCAAGCTTAGTATGCTCCATGCAATAGCCCGCTAATTGACAACAACCCTCATGCGGACATTTGTTCAATTCTTGTTGTCTAGATCTTGCTGTGTCCACCAAATGTTGCTGTACAGATCTGTGTTTGTGGAAAGTTTCAATTAAATAATTCAAAGCTACCGCAAAAGGAACTTTAATCAAATCTTGATCACGCCATGTAACGGGTTTGTACTCCGCTACACGATTCTCTTCACAAGGTTTAACCGCTGTTTCAATTGTTAACTGCCAGATATCATCAAATTGTGGCTTCTCACGTAATTGGTATTCTTTCACCTTGTAAGGATCCAAAGTACCATTTTCATCTTGGAAAAGTGGATGAACTTCTACAGTAATACAAAGAAATCTGCGCTGCACAGAATACGGATTAACCGAATACTGATAAGCATTCAAATTCTTTGCATTAGTTGTGACTGCCAAAATTTCTGGTGAAATAAATACCTTGCCTTTATCTGACAAATCAGCTTTAGCCGCATATGCCATTTGATTGTTTGCGACATCAATCAATAAGCGCAACGGTGATTGTTCAACAAAATCGGCCTTTGTGTTGCCTACATCATCTACAATCATGACTAATTTGTCAGATGTCCAGTTCGACATAAATTTATCACCTGCATTAACAGTGGCTCTCCTATTCTTGCTAGAGTCAAGTCCTGCACTAGCTAACAAGGCATCAATAACTTGATCACAACAAGTTGTTTTACCTTGTGAACTCTTGCCGTAAAATTCAATGGCAAATGGTGCAGGACGAATACCGCTGCTAATTTGATGCAAAACGAATTCCCCCCTAATAGATACTAAACGTTGAAACTTACGATTAATCATATTATGCTCAAAAGTATTTGGCTTCAATGTTTGTAAAATCTTTTGGAAAGATAATTCTGTATCACGCATCAAGTGGTCAAGTTCATGTGGTTCCTTTCCCGCGATCGACCTCAAATTTCCACATCGTTCAAGAGCCCACCACTCTTCAACTTTGTTAAATTTTTCATCCAAAGTGCGCATAGCTGATTCTCCTGTAAATAACGGCAAGAAAGATTTGTCACGAAAGCATAAATAAATGCTTTCACAAAATGTACTTGCTGTTTCCACAATTGCATCAACTATATCTACGCAATTTGTATGTCTGTCTAATAATCTGGGTTCCCAAACTGTAAAAGTATCAATCTTGAATGTCACAGCGCTCGCTTTACACAAGCCAACTGATACTAATATGCCAAGCAATGATGAAAACCGACGGAAAAATCCATTAGTAATGGCAATCTTCCAGTTGGTCTTAATATCGCGTAGCAAATTTAGCCATTGATCAGACTGTGGTGATGATTGACCCAAATGAGGCTCAATTCTACAACCAAATGATTCTGATAAATGATCAAATACACTAAGAATAACAGATCCTGATAGGTGTGACTGTAAGTATTGGAAAACACTAGACATAACACCCATCATATTCGACGAATTCAACATGCTAACACTAACGGCAAGTAATGATTCAATTTCCCGAACTATAGAATCAATATTGTACCCACCGAATTTATCTTTCAAATCGTTAGCAAGCGATGTGAAACGTTCAAATTGGTCTAAAGATGCTTCTCCAAGATGAGCATCAAATTTATACTTCTTCTTGTAAGTAGCTTTCTTTTCATACCAATTATCACGTTGTGGTCCTCCACAACCTTCCACATTAGTCCTCCTCGATAATTGCTGCGGCTTCCTTTGCCCAGCACTCTTCTTCGTTTTGGTCTTATTCGACCGATTGTTAAATTTCTTTGATGATTTTAGTTCACTGCTCATTGTTAATATTATAATCAATGAGCCAAGTGAACCAAAACCTAAAATTTTAGGTTTAATTGGTTCAACTAGCGACCCGTATTGTACTACTCCCGAAGGATTTCCCAACTATGTCTAAGAGCAAGCTCTTTCAAAACAACTAGCATACGAGTCTGTGGCTCCCCGTGACAATAAATTG